ACTTCTGGGTCGTACCGCCAGGCAGCGGGTATGAAATACCTGGCGGCGGCCACGTCTTCTGGATCGAGTGGCCCGTCGATCGACATCAATGCAGCCAGGTCGATGAGGTCGGAAACACCTCCTGTCTGCAGGTCGATCAGCTTGATGTAATCGTCCTCGTTCTCATAGGTGAACAGAGTGGCTTCCTCTGCTTCCTGCATCAACTCACCGAGGTTAAAAACCTGGGTCTCGTCGTACTCTCCAGTATGAATCATCTGGACTTCTCGGCTTCCCGAGGAAAGGCACGCACCTCGTGCGTGGTGGCCTAACGCGTATCCCCGGAAGAGCTTGCCGATGGGCTGGCAGGTTTCCAGGTAGGCCGCCGCACGCGACGCGTACGCCTCTGCTCCAATCTGCGTGCAGCCCTTACGTGTGGCTGCGATGTGTGAGCTGGTCCATGCCGAGGAGGCAATGTTCCTAAGGAGCTCAGGCATGATTATGTCATCCCTGGGTCCATGCGTGTCGCATAACGCTATGTACCCGACGAAGGTTAATGCTTCGCCCGCCCCTCGGTAATCCAGCTTCATGTGGAATCCCAGCGAGTTCCAGTCGCTTCGGATGCGCTTCTCGAACTTCTTGAAGTCGTCATCCGTCGCCAAGGCCGAGTCGTCTCCTTCGAACCCGTAATTCAGCCAAACCCTCTTGCCAGAGAGTCGCGATGTGTGGTATCGCGTCGCCGGGTTGGCGATCAGCTTGGGCGCGTCGCTCGAGACGATCGTGAGCCACACCACGAGGTTGATGATGAAGTTCAACACCGATGTGCCTCTATCTCCTGAACGCCGGATGGCCCGCACGTCCAGAAACGACAGGAGCTTCCTGCCGTTTGATGCTGTGTCCGCGGTCTCTGCCGTCGCGGACATCTTCTTGCCTTTGCGTGCTCGCAAGGCTGCCTCAGTCACCCAATCCGGGACCTCGATGTCGTCAAGGAGCAGCGTTGCTACGTGTTCTAGCAACGGGTTCTCAACGGCGTCCCGAATTTCTGGACCCTCGCATGAATCCCATGCTGATCCGTCACCCATGACGGATATAAGGTCCCGCTTGTTATGCCTCAGGTTGCGCATTATCTCTCGGACCGCCGTCAGCTTCTTCTGATGCTTGATGTGGTGTCCCCTGAAATGGCCCTTGAATGCGTCGCACCCGTACAAAACGTCTTCCACGAACTTGATGGTAAGCAGGTTGGCCACGTTGCCGATATCAGCATCGGAACAGAGCGGCCGCGGTGCCTTGCCACGTGATGGTAACACTTCTCCACGCTTGATTTGGAATTTGTGTTTCACGTCGTACATGCCCATCTCGGACAGCAGTGACTCGTAGGCATCGTAGAACCTGGGTGAGGTCCATTTGCCCGACTTCATCAATGCAATCATAGGGTTCGCTGCACGCCAAGCTCGCGCTTTGGCGGGTGTGAAGACACCCTTAAGCGCTTTCGTCGACTCGTTTAGTGCATGTTCCAACCCATCGTTTGGGTTGTAGGGAAGCACCTTCTTCTCGAGCCGCTCGATGAGCCCCTTCAACAGGGCTCCAATGGAATTCGGTTTGACGTCCGAAGGAATAAGGTCTGGACCTATTTTGTAGGCTCCCGGCTTGAGAACCTCCCATTGGCCAGCGGGTCTGAAATCTGCGTCCACTTTTGCTTGGACCGATCCCTTCCCGGCGGGGTTCTTACCCTCACCAATGTTTGTGACCTCATCGTAGCGGATGGGCCGCATCTCAACGACGCCCTCGTCGTTGGTGTCCAGACGTGCACTGACGTACTGCTCAGTACCGTCGCAGTGCTCGAGGGCATCGCCGCTTCCGCGTGCCCTCTGGGGGGTTGGCTGAGGTGCCAATAAAGCTACCGGCACTGGTATGCCGGGGAACGCCTCACGCCAATTAAGCTCGTGGACGTCGCTGACTCCTGGAATATAGTTCAACGCTGGAGTCGCTGGGGTTGTGGCCATGCCCGTGGGTGTGCTTTGCCCGGACGCCGTCGCGGTTGACGCAACGCCCGATCCATCCGAGGAGGCGGTGCTCCCTAGTACGTAGCTGACGCCGTGTACCTCGACCTCATCGGTGGATTTGAAGGCAGTGGCCTTAGGGGCCGCTTTCGCCTTGGCAACTACCCCACTTCGCCGCGCCAATCCTGGAATTGGAAGCGCTGCTAATGAGGGTTCAAGCCCGGGGGGCCGCGCGATGGCCTTGGGTTGTGGCATGATTGGCCTGAAGAGCAGTGGGTACGCTTCAGCCATCGTCATCGCGGTGTCGTGTATTTGTCCCGTGACGTTCTCAACTACGTGTTGGACATCGCCACGCGTTGCGGTAAGCTCGTCCGTTAGCGCCAAAATGGCAACGGGCGCCTGGAAAGGCTTCGCAAGTTTAGTGTCGAGCGTGCTGGGCATTACCCCGTTGAACGCGCTCTTCCTTGGCTTCGGCATGACAGCCGTCGCCGGTGCAGATTGTGTCTCGCTCAAGCATTCACCATTACATCCGAGGGCTGGGCAATCGGACTTGTGTATGATGCGCGCCGCCCAGGCCATTGGTCGGGCCCGGGCGTTCAACGCGATGATGAGCATGAGTACGCCAGCTAGAATGGCCATTGTACACACCTGTAACAAGTATCCTGCTTCGGTCTTCTCGGGGCAGATCATGACGAACATGACCAGCAACGCGTAAGCAAGGATCATCACCATTATCTGGCCCGCTGTGAAACGGACGCCAATGGCGGTGCTGAACTTGTCACCGTACTGCCCCAGGGCGTGGGGGAGTATGGTGTTGTAACCCAACACGAGGTCGGGTTTGACCTTCTTGTAACACTGGATGGAGCCCAAGTGGACGTTCATCTTAGAATTACCCTTGGCGGCGAAATCTTGCAGATTCATCGCCGCCGCGACTTTGAGGTCCATGAAGAGGGAGTACTGCCGCCAGTCTTCATCACCTTCGAAAAGTCCTCCGCACAGAGTCCTCCGTTTTTCACCTGATGTCCTCTCTGTACGCTCGCGACAATCTCGGCATGGGCGAGCAAAGTAACGGAACTCGCAGTCACCATTGATTCTGCGCGCAGTAGTTTCAAACTCCTGCGCATTGCATGAAATGTGGGGACAGGGTTCACGAGACTTATACACTCGATACAAGCTTTGAATCATCGCTCCCGCTGTAGAAGCCCCCAGGGGGGGTTCCGACGCCCGTTCGAAGAACGGCGGGGTTGGCAATCGGCCAAGTCTCAATGGGTGACGGTGTGTGCGTCCCGACCCC